CATACACTCAAAAAATGAGTACTAAATACAGTTTGACAGACGTCATTTACCTATTTCCAAACAAAATTAAAATCATTTGAAAAACGGCGCCATCCGACCGTTCCGGAGGGCCTCCCTCTATCCTTTGGGGAATAGGGTATGCACAATTGCATACAAACCTATAGTTTACCGACTTTTCGGTCTAATATACATAGTTTAATGACATTTCGGTCATATTAATAGTTTATTGACATTTCGGTCAAACGCCCCCTAACTATATGCCATAGCAAACATTGTTGATGGTATCATGGGATTAGTGAAATCAATATTTTTTATGGGGTTGGAATAGGAAGCGTATTTAATCGCCAGATGGCCGGTGCATTCAAGAAAAAGACAAATGAAAGATCTGGCCCCCCAGCAACATATACGTCCTTTCCATTTAGAAATTCCGCATTCGTTGCAAAACCAGATGATTTAATTGTGACAGAATCTTGATTACTGCCATCTAGTGTCGTACCCAAAGTCCGCGTTAATATATCGTTTGACATAAATTTGAACTTTGAATACATAGGTACAGATGCAGACACTGCAGTTTGAGTTGCCGGATTAGTAAAAGTTAAACCAGCACCACCAGAGGCACCTGTGTCAACATAATGCTTTGCCTTTTCTGAGAAAGAAGAGGTGTTGACTAATTGTACATAAGAATCTATACCCAAACCTGTTAAGGTTGTTCGTTCTCTATCAATAGTGAGTTTCTGAACTGTACTGTTGTTAGAAGAAACGTGATAATTTATGGATCCCCTGTGACCTACAAAGCACGAAGCAAACCAAGTAACTGGATGCCAGTTAACAAAGTTATAATTCTTGCTTAGTGATGAAATAGGTCCTATGGCACCATGGGTACCATTAGGATCAAAACCAGGTATCATTGGGAATCTAGAAATTGTATTTGAAGTGCTATAAAGAACTAGCGCAGGTACAGCTCTATAGCGTGTTGAGAACAAGTATCCAGCACGATTCAATAGAGATCGCAAGGAGGACACTTTCTCACCTTGATAAATCAAATTCAAGTTCGGATCCGGACTGGAATCTTTTACAGCTATGGGTACGGTTTCCACATCTTCATCATAATCTAGTTCACCAGATTGGATCGCATATAATTGCTGTCGGGCATCTATTTGAGCTGGACATGCAAATTCCAAATTGTCAGCACCTTTTACATACATAAGAATAGTAATGTTCGCAGATGCTGAAGGAGATGTTTGCTTATTAACAACCTTTACAGTTAAAACACCATTAAGATTGGTGCTAGTACCGTCAATGGCCACAGATGTGGAGTATAATGTGGCAGATGAAAACACATTACAGTTTTTATAAGCCGTGTTTTGCATATAAGGTACTCTAAACTCAATATCAGAGCATTTAGAAATGTCTACAATTTTGATGTAAATTTTATTTGTTGTATCCCCAGCAGATCCAAAAGTTCCTGTTGGGGACCAACTAAATTCTAATCTACCCTTGTGATATTGTGAGCACAATATTTTAAACCTATATATAATATCTCCACGCCAAAAATCAAAACAAGATGCAACCATATACCCAGGCGTTGGGTAAACTACGTTACCCCAAGCTGTTGGAACAAGAGCATGCGCCCAGGGATAAACTGCTGTATTAAACAACATATCGCCGGGCACTCGAGCGGCTGTCCAGGTGAATGATGTAAGAAATGACTCACGCGAACAAAATTTAGCTATATTAAGTTCATCATCCAATGCAACACCTGCTATTGACGGATCAATTGATAACTCATTTTTCGCGTCCACAGTCAACTTCTCAACTGGATTGCCAATATCGGTTGCTGCCAAATGTGGCAAAGTGGAATTTTTGAAAAAATGAACGTCATCTATTACTGGCACATTAGTGAATCCAAAGAGAGATGCAACACCTGCTACAGTATTTGATACCATAGACGTTGCTGTCATGAATGGACCAATAACAGGAATCTGAGATAACAACCCTGTAGCCCTAGCAATAGCTGAAGCTGGTTTAGAAATAGTGCCCTGATGAGCATATTCATCAACTTCACCCGTCTGTAGAGCATCCAACACAGTAGGACCCACTAGTTCAACATCTTCAGCCCAGGCATATATGCTTATATCACAATCAGTTCCAGCAACATTATTGGCATTCAATAAATCACCAAAAGTTTTGTATTCGATACGACCTAATTTGGCTATATCAACAGCTGTTAATGGAACATATTGCTCATGATAAATGAACGGCAAAGTCATTACACCACCTTGACAGGTCTGAGGATATAATGTAATACTAGGTCTTTGTGATAATGATATTAGTTCATGATCATTAGAAATAACAATAGGTGCTGGATTGAATGCAGAAAGTGGTTGATATGATACTAAAAGTGCTCCATAGTAAAATGGTGAAGCATTGATCACAACTTTAACCTTTAAATTGCATCTAATAAAAGCATAATTATCCAGTTTCTTACGGATAGTAGTGTTATTAAAAAATAAAGTCCATGGATCGATGGCGACTAAACCAAGAGATGTTCCTTCAGGCCATGCAAACTCATTAATGAGTGTTGGTCTACGAAGAAAATCTCCCAATTCAGCATTATATGATCTATCTGGTTGTGTATTAAACAAAGGTTGTGGGATGTTCATTTGAACACCAGCATTTTCATCCATGAATCCCAAAATTTGATCTTGAGATACAGAATCTGCTTTAGATGTGTGCATATCAAAAGTGTCCATTTCTTGAGATTGGATATGAAAATCACTGGGAAAATGAGGTGTAATGCCTGGGAATCCACCCAAGCTCTCGGTTGTATTTAGCATACAACACGCTTTGACAAGTTTACACGGACTGTCCGCCTCTTTTGTAATAGCAATAAATAATAAGACACAAGAGCTTATCAGACTCGAGTGAATTAATGGATTAAATTCCATATAGGATACTAGAATCCTAAGATATCTTATTTGATAAGCGAGTAAGATTCTGAAGACTCGCAATTTGTAATTTGTTTTAGAAGTGTGGTGTGATTGCTTTTAAATTCCTCTACTAGCTGATTCCAGGAGGGAAAAGTTGATTTCAACACCCACTCACTAATCGCAAGATGTTGAACTACATCCTGCAAAAGTTTCTGTTTGGATTCGTAAACACTCTTACCATAAAAGAAATATTCTCTGTTGGCTGAGGTTAATACATCAATAACTTGTTCTGGTTCTGATATACTTTTAGAAGTTACCCAAACCATTAGCATTTTTTCAATAGAATCATGATCCAAGCGTGCGAGGTGAGCTTCTACTTCATGATCGTACACCCACGTTCTCTTAAGAAAAGAGGCATCATCAATATGTATATAGGGTACACTCACCGCTTCTTTATCTGCCATAGTATATGTAATACCCATGTCATTAAAGGCATTAGAAATGCTAGTATGATTATACCACGGACAATTTATACTAACAGACATAATATTATCATCACCATATGTCATTAAAGAAACATTATTGCGAAAAGTTTGAGCTTCCTTGTTTGGATTCAAAGAGTAATATGCATATCGCATATACAAACTATTACACAAACCATTAATAATGACAGTTAATGGATGACCCGACGGGTTTGAACCATAAAACTGAACAAGATCACCGTTGTAATCAATCAAAGGGAATGCTGTATCCTGAGCAATACCGTCAATAACCCTCAGATCCAAATCCGTATAATTACCAGAAGCTTTACAAATTCTTTTTATAATTCTATATGCTGCCAAAATGAAAACAGGACTCATAGTTTTATCAAAGGCTTTGTAATCCCCAGCAATTATGCGATCTTCTCCGAATTTCGTTATATACTCATACATAATAGTCCACTCCTTAGATTGAGCAACTGTACCTGGGGCTGATTCAAAAATAAAACGATTATTTTGAATCAACCGAATTACTGAAAGCAAATATTTTCGTACAACTAAACTCCAGTCCATAGGGGCCCCAGAAAATACGCGTGTTTTGCCAGATCGAATCTTTTTGAAGGTAACAGGCTCATCTTTTAAGTGTGCACAAAAATTAGGCATAGCTCGTCTCCCACTCATATATGTCTCAATTATTTGATCCATATTTTGATGAATCTCTGGAGACACATCCACTGGATCATCTAAACCGTTCTGAGGAGGAATTGCATGCATGAAAAATTTCTTAGACTTTTTCCATGGATTCCCAGCACTAGTGTTTCGATTGAGTTTGTCCACATAAGATACTCCTCTAGCACCATTTATACTCGTAAAGTCATCGTAAACTATAACTTCTTGCAAAGAAGGGATGTTCGTTAATATATCCTCAACAAACGAATCCACACAACTATCAATTATGGCAAGGTCAAATTTACAAGTGGGCGATACCATATCTTGGGCAGCAGTCCTCCAGGGCTGCCAACCTGACATAATTGGTGCTCCAAATTTTATGCTATATCCATGCTCCTTCAAAAAAGTTGACATAGGTGTGGGTTGCACACATGTTTTGGGAGAGGCTTTGAAACCAGAAAATGATCCGTACACCTCACATGTACCCTGTTGTAAATATTTGAAAACAGATTTATCATGCAATCTGCCTATGTTTCGTTTGACCGAGGAAGATGAAACACGCGGTGACCCACTTTGCATAACGTATATTGGATCTATTGGAAGGTTTTCAAACATAGAACTGCACATTGCAACAGCACCAACACTGTTGGTCACAGAGCTACCTAAAACATGAACACCCAATATAATAAACCCTTTAATTGTTTGTCCAATCATTAGAGCACCACAATCTCCCAGAACTGTTGTATCACAGCTACTAGAAGTATAAATGGAACCCTTAAAATCTGGTATCAAGTCATATGGAGCTTGTGATAATCGAATACAAGACATATTATTTTGATTAATAGAACCATCAGAATTTCTACTCAAATAAAACCCCTTAGTAGCTATATCCAGAATATCATTAGAAAAATACTTGGTGATATCTCGCCTTGGTGGAATATTAGGTATAACAATATATAGTAAATCATTATCAATGTCCCGATGTATTTGACTTTCAGAGATATAAACCTCAATATTTTCTGAAATACCATCTCGTGAATGTGTGGATATGATCTTAAGCAACAAGGTACCCTCAAAGACGGGTATGTTATGATTATTCGTCATATACAATTGACCTTTCAGACATGTAGCTTTACTTGGAATAATTTTTCCTGGCCTTGTATGAAGTTGAAAATACACCACATTTCGGGCTATGAGCGTAGTAAATTCTCCCAACGTTAAAGCTTTTGAGGATATTGTCTGGGGAGTAACATCAAAATTACTTAATTGAAATGACGAATTATACCATACATTTTTCCTTTCTTCCTCAGTTGGTTCGGGTGCTTTTCCAATCTTGCTAGATAATCCACCTTGGACAGTGGTGAAAATATTGCGTATCTTATAGATATAACTAGCTGTACCAAGTATAACTAATATTGCAGAGAGAAAAGTAGGAAAACCAATATCATTCTTTATTCTTTCGCCAGCATTGTGGAATACTCGCTTACCATAATTATAAACGAGATAAGGGGAGGATTTCATAATGCATTTCATCTTCACGTATTGATACCATGCATATCGTGATAATATAAAATTCATTAACATAAAAATACGTGTAGAGATGATACTTATGATAAAATCATAGAACATTCGAGATGTATAGAAGATATCATTGACAATATCTTCACCACTCTGAATACCACAATCACAAGCTTTCTCTGGCAGAAAGCAAATAGGACAAATAGATATATTTTTCATCTGTGTGATTGAAGCTGACACAGTTTCTTGATTTTTGTCAAAATTTTTTACAGATGCATTAAACCACTTTAAAAGTTCAATGATATTATCT